ATAGAAACGGACAAACAAGTTCTGGCCTCTACTCTCTTTTCATCCCTATGGAATGGAACTACGAAGGATTCATGGATACTTTTGGACTACCTGTATTCATTACGCCAAAAGATAAAGTCCTCGGAATTGATAATATCCCAATTACAATCGGAGTTATCGAACACTGGGACAACGAAGTTGATGGATTAAAATCAGATCAAGATAGTTTAAATGAATATTATAGACAATTTCCTCGAACAGAAAAGCACGCTTTCAGGGATGAGACTAAAGATAGTTTATTTAATCTAGTAAAAATATACGAACAATTAGACCACAATGAAGATATAAAAAATCATGCTAATGTTACGCAAGGAAGTTTTATGTGGGAGAATGGAATTAAAGATTCTAAAGTATTTTTTGTACCTAATAAAAACGGAAGATTTAACGTATCGTGGGTTCCACCTAAAAATCTTCAAAACCGAGTAATTATAAAAAATGGAATTAAATACCCTGGAAATGATCATGTCGGAGCATTTTGTTGTGACTCTTATGATATTAGTGGTACTGTCGACGGCAAAGGGTCTAATGGATCACTACATGGACTGACTAAGTTTTCAATGGAAGATGCACCGCCAAACCACTTTTTTCTAGAATATATATCTAGACCTCAAACAGCTGAAATGTTTTTTGAAGACGTACTTATGGCATTAGTGTTTTATAGCATGCCAATACTTGCTGAAAATAATAAACCTAGATTGTTATATTATTTAAAACGTAGAGGTTATAGAGGTTTTAGTATGAATAGACCTGATAAAGTCTGGAATAAACTATCAACAACTGAAAGAGAAATAGGTGGTATACCTAACTCAAGTGAAGATATTAAACAAGCTCATGCAGCTGCAATAGAAACATATATTGAAGATTACGTAGGTTTTTTAGGCGAAGGTTATGGTGACATGTACATGCAACGTACTTTAGAAGATTGGGCTAAATTCAATATTAACAATAGAACAAAGCATGATGCTTCAATTAGTTCTGGACTTGCTATAATGGCTTGTAATAAAAATAAATACAGACCAGTAGCAGTACGACAAAAAAATCCTATTAAGCTTGGTATTAGAAGATATAATAACGATGGTCAAGTTTCAAAAATAATAAAATAAATAAATGATTTATACTAATAGCAATAGTTCTTTTCCCGATCAGGTGGTACCAGATGCAGAAAAAGCAAGTTTAGATTATGGTTTACAAGTAGGCCGAGCTATAGAAGGTGAATGGTTTAGTAATTCTAGACAAGGACCTAATATGGGTTATGCTACTACTAATTATAATAATTATAATTTATTAAGATTATATGCCAGAGGAGAACAACCTGTTCAAAAATATAAAGATGAATTAGCTATAAATGGAGATTTATCTTATTTAAACTTAGATTGGAAACCTGTACCTGTTGTATCTAAATTTGTGGATATTGTAGTTAATGGAATGTCTCAAAGAAATTTTGAAATAAATGCTTTTGCACAAGATCCAGCATGTTTAAAAACCAGAACTGATTATGCTAATCAATTAATGATTGACATAAATGCTAAAGAATTTTTAGAAGAAGCAAAACAAAAGCTAGGTATAGACGCATCAGCTATTACAGGTGTAGATAGTCCACAAACTCACGAAGAATTAGAAGTTCATATGCAAATGGACTTTAAACAATCTGTTGAAGTAGCTGAAGAAGAAGTTATTAATCAAATATTAGACAATAATAAATATGATTTAGTTAGACAAAGATTAAATTATGATTTAACAGTATTAGGTATTGGTGCTGTAAAAACAAGTTGGAATAGATCTCAAGGGGTTAAAGTTGATTATGTCGACCCTGCTTGTTTAGTATATTCATATACTGAAGATCCTAACTTTGAAGATATATATTATGCTGGTGAAGTAAAATCTATAACATTATCAGATTTAAAAATGCAATTTCCTCATTTAACTGATAGTGAAATGAAGGAAATACAAAAGTATCCAGGTAATCAAAATTATTTAAGAAACTATAATGGTAGACAAGATGACCTTACTGTGCAAGTATTATATTTTGAGTATAAAAGCTATAGTGATCAAGTATTTAAAATAAAATATACAGATCAAGGATTAGAAAAAGCATTAGAAAAACCTGATTTTTTTAATCCACCACCAAGTGATAATTTTGATAGAGTATCTAGAACTATAGAAACATTATACACTGGAGCTAAAATATTAGGGCATCCATTAATGCTTGAGTGGAAGTTAGCAGAACATATGACAAGACCTACTGCTAATACTATGAAAGTTAATATGAATTATCAAATATGTGCACCTAGAATGTATAAAGGTCGTATTGATTCATTAGTAAATCGTATTACAGGTTTTGCTGATATGATTCAATTAACACATTTAAAGATACAACAAGTATTATCTAGAATGGTGCCAGATGGTGTTTATTTAGATATGGATGGTTTAGCAGAAGTTGACTTAGGTAATGGTACAAATTATAACCCAGCTGAAGCATTAAATATGTATTTTCAAACTGGTAGTATTGTAGGTAGATCATTAACTCAAGATGGAGATCCAAACCGTGGTAAAGTTCCAATACAAGAATTACAAACAGGATCAGGTGGGTCTAAAATAGCATCACTAACACAAACTTATCAGTATTATTTACAAATGATAAGAGATGTTACCGGACTTAATGAAGCTAGAGACGGTAGTAATCCAGATAAAAATTCATTAGTAGGTTTACAAAAATTAGCAGCTGCTAATAGTAATACAGCAACAAGACATATACTACAAGCTGGTTTATATTTGACATTAAAAATGTGTGAAAATATATCATTAAGAGTTGCTGATTCATTGCAATTTCCATTTACAAGAGATGCTTTAGAAAATAGTATATCTAAATATAATGTAGCAACATTAGATGAATTAGCTCAACTTAATATACATGATTTTGGTATATTTATTGATTTAGAACCTGATGAAGAGGAAAAAGCTAAGTTAGAAGAAAATATTCAAATAGCTTTAAAAACTCAATCAATATATTTAGAAGATGCTATAGATATTAGAGAAGTTAAAAATCTAAAACTAGCAAATCAATTACTTAAGTTTAGAAGAAAAAAGAAACAAGAGTATGATGAAAAAGTTAAGTTAGAAAATATACAAGCTCAAGCTCAAGCAAATGCTAAAGCTGCAGAGCAAGCAACTTTAGCTGAAATGCAAAAGCAACAAGCGTTGGCAGAAACAGAATTAAAAATTGAACAAGGTAAATCTCAATTTGAAATTCAAAGAATGCAAATGGAGGCAGATATTAAAAAGCAAATGCTAGAACTTCAATATGGTTATGACATGAAGCTTAAATCTATGGAAATAGAACAAAATAATCAAAAAGAAAAAGATATTGAAGATAGAAAAGATCAAAGAACTAGAATAGAAGGTACACAACAGAGTGAAATGATTAATCAAAGAAAAATGAATCTACCTCCTATTAATTTTAACCAAACAGAACAAACTGAACCACCAATAATGCCACCAGGTGGTATGTAAAAAACAAAACAATTATTATATTATATTATGTCAAAAGAAGAAATAAAAGAAACTCCTACAGGAGAACTAGAACAAGGGGAATTTAAAATAAAAAAGAAACCTGGTCGTCCTAAAAAACTATTAAAAAAAGATGAACCAGTTAAATTAGATTTATCTAAAAAAGAAGAAGAAAAAGTAGAAGAAGTAAAACAAGAAATAAAAGAAGATGCCATTCCAGAGTCAAGCACAACGAAGGTGGATGTACGCGAACTTCCCAAAGATGGCGGAGAAGTGGGAGAGGCACACACCGAAAAACAAGAAGCTACCGAAAAGAAAAAAGAAGAACCAGTAGCTACTATTACTGAAATAATTGAAGAACCTAAAGTTGAAGAAGAAGTAAAAATTACAGAACCAGAACCACAACCTAAAGTAAATTTACCAGAAAATGTAGAAAAATTGGTAAAGTTTATGGAAGAAACTGGTGGTGATATAAATGACTATGTTAGATTAAATGCAGATTATACTAATGTAGATGACACAGCTTTATTAAAAGAATATTATAAAAGAACTAAACCTCATTTAGATTCTGATGAAATTGAATTTATCATGGAAGATAAATTTAATTATGATGAAGACATGGATGAGGATCGCGACATAAGAAAAAAGAAACTCGCGAAAAAAGAAGAAATTGCAAAGGCCAAAAACTTTTTGGAGGAAACGAAAAAGAAGTATTACGACGAGATCAAGTTGAGACCGGGCATTACTCAAGAACAACAAAAAGCAATGGACTTTTTCAATAGGTACAACAAAGAGCAAGAAATAGCTCAGCAGAGAAGAGAAAAATTTACAAACGTAACTAATAAATTATTTAACTCAGAGTTCAAAGGTTTTGATTTTAAATTGGGTGAAAAAAGATTTAGATACAATGTAAGCAATCCTTCGGAAGTTGCTAATAAGCAGTCAGATTTAAACACTTTTGTTAAGAAGTTCTTAAATGAAAATGGGGAAATAACTGATACTGCAGGTTATCATAAAGCAATTTATGCTGCTAGAAACGCTGATACTATTGCTAATCATTTTTATGAGCAAGGCAAAGCCGATGCAACTAGAGATATAATGGCAAAATCTAAAAATATAAATGCAGAACCAAGAGTTCAAAACTCTGGTGATGTATATATTAATGGGTTAAAAGTAAAAGCAATTTCAGGTGTTGATAGCTCAAGGTTGAAAGTTAAAACAAAAATGAAAAATAAAAATTAAAAATCATGGGATTTGTAACAGGTGGGAGTTTTCCCGCAAAAATTGTTCCAATGCCGAACAAGGTAACCGTTCAAGATAATTATATCGATTTTCACGACGCTGCTTTTTCGACATGGACTCAACAATATCTACCAGAGCTTTATGAGCAAGAGGTAGAAAGATATGGAAACAGAACTTTAGGTGGTTTCCTAAGAATGGTTGGCGCTGAAATGCCAATGACATCTGATCAAGTAATTTGGTCTGAACAAAATAGATTACATATTGCATATGATAACTGTGCTGTTGCTGCTGGAGCTAACTCTACTATTACAGTAACAATTACTCCAGGCGCTAACAATCCAGCTACATCTGCATTAAGAGAAGGTAATACTATTTTAATTTCTGATAATCCTACAGGTTTAGCTACTGCTAAAGCTTTAATTACTGATAGAACTTCTGGTGGTACTACTGATGGTTATACTGTAGATGCTATCTTATATGAAACTACTGCTGCTGGTTTATCAGCTCAAATTACTGGTAATACTTGTAGTTTATTCGTATATGGTTCTGAATTTCCAAAAGGAAGTAACGGAATGGATGGCGCTATTGAGCCAGGTGTATCAACTTTTTCTAATTCACCAATTATCTTGAAAGATAACTATGAATTAAGTGGTTCTGATGTTGCTCAAATAGGATGGATCGAAGTTGCTACTGAAGATGGAACTTCTGGATATCTTTGGTATTTAAAAGCTGAATCTGAAACTAGATTAAGATTTGAAGATTATCTTGAAATGTCAATGGTTGAAGGTGAATTACAAGCTAACGTAAACGCTAATACTCAGTTTGGTGCTGCATTTGGCCCAGGTACTGCGTCTACTGCTCAAATAAAAGGTTCACAAGGTTTATTTGCTGCTATCGAGGCAAGAGGTAATGTATACTCTGGTTTTGCTGGAGCTGCTGCTCCTGGTTCTGGTGCTTTAGGTGATTTCGATGAAATCCTTAAAAACTTAGATAAGCAAGGTGCTATTGAAGAAAACATGTTATTCTTATCAAGATCTACTGCTCTTGATTTTGATGATATGATTGCTGCTATGAATGGTAATTACGCTTCTGCAGCTGCTGCTTCTTATGGTCTTTTTGACAACGAAGCTGATATGGCATTAAACTTTGGATTTTCTGGTTTTAGAAGAGGTTCTTATGACTTCTACAAAACTGACTGGAAATATCTTAATGATGCTACTACTAGAGGATTAGACAAAGAAATTGATGGTGTACTTGTTCCTGCTGGAACTTCTACAGTATACGATCAAATGTTAGGTGCTAATATCAGACGTCCATTTTTACACGTAAGATATAGAGCTTCAGAAACAGAAGATAGAAGAATGAAATCTTGGATCACTGGTTCTGTTGGAGGTGCTTATACTTCTGATCTTGATGTAATGAGAGTTAATTTCTTATCTGAAAGATGTTTAGTAACTCAAGCTGCTAATAACTTCGTGTTATTTAAAGGAGCTTAATTAATTATTAACATTTTAAAATTTAGAAATTATGAGTTATATTTATGTAACAGTTGCTGGTTCTGGAACAGGATCAGAAAACACAACAAAACCAATTCCAACAAATAACATAGTAGCAGTTACAGGAGGATCTACTTCTACTGTAATTACTTATGCTATGAATGATGATAAGAATCAAATTATTACTTTGACTCATGCGGCTGTTGGAGCTGCGGTACCAACTTTCATTAAATTGGTAGTTGATGCTCTTAGAGATTCACAACAAAACCCAGGTAAACTTGTATCAATTGATACTTCTACTTACGCGGTTTCTGACTGTATTCAATCTCACTAGTTAATTAAACTAATATAAGA